ACACGTGCGAGCCCTCGGATTGCTACGCAATTGGCGGCTACTAGTTGGGGTAAAATTTGGGCACCAGACCCGTGAAAACCCCCAACGTTCGCCGTCGGGATGTCAGGTGTACGTGAATAGAACAGTCGGCGTGCTCACAAAATAAGAAAATGTGAAGTCGTCGTCTGCAGCTCTATCCAGCGTGAAACCCCCAACAATTGGTGCCCCAGTCCATATGTTCGCATATGTATAAGGACTAGAAATATCAAACTGAGCGATGTCGCTAGTTTGGATACTTATCATCGAGTATGGTGTCGGCACATAATATGGAACCCTCACGTAAACCGTGGAGTCCTCGACATGTGCAGTACCTTCGTTAAAAGCAGTGACAGTACCTGGATTGCGCCACGCGGTGGCGACAATCGAGGCTGTCGATGCAGTTGTTACTGAGTTTGAAGTACCCAGTAGGTTTTTGTGTATTAAAGACACGTTCCAGTGTGGAACAGGAGCAAAGGTCGTTCCGCTAATCGTGCTATAGAAAAGCGTAGGACCAACAGCCACCTTCATTCCACCTCTCATGGAAGCATAACAGGTGCCGACAGCTGAGAATGGATCTCCGCCCCAAGTAGGGCCGATCAACACTCCAGTCGTGGGATCTGCTGTGACTCCATTAACAAAGTAAGGATTGATTGCCATCGGTTGTTGCATCGATGCGATCGTATTCACTTTGTTGAAACGTGAGATCAACTGTTTAACACTTTGAAAGTGTTCTCCGACACACATCTCGGAGGATCTTGTTGTATAGGGTACTTTCTTTTGGCCCCCTATGGGCCCTGTAGAATTGACATCAGCGTATGGAATTGCTACAATAGGATTCTGGAAGTTCCCTGGAACTGGAACTGCCAACTCAAAATCCTCTGCGGCTCTCACAAACACAAGCATGTCAATTGCTAAAGAGCAGGCATCCGGTGCTTTAAGCGGATTAATCACATTAATCTGCAAAGTACCAATCTTGCTACCAACTGTCTGATATTGCGTAGACAGTAGATATGGCAGCTCAATGTAGACATCATTGGTGAGTGAAATATCGACTATACGTCTCATAGCTCCCATATTAGGTAATCCAACTGAAACAGATGTATTGCCTGGGAGGTAAATAAACTCTAGTCTTCCACTCACCAATTGAGTCTTTGGAAAGAAGATTCTCACCTCAATCCCACCTCTATACTGAGCAAACATCCTGGAAAAATGTGAAAATGGGGCATAAGCTCCATACACATAAGAATGACTGCCAGTACCGAGGGTCACTGATTTGGTATTCCTGAAGTTAGTTGGATCTAAACTTAGGGTAACCAGAGCTCCTGGTGAAATGGTAGAATCCCATGTTACGGTCTGCCAATAACTCCAGATGCTCTTAAGGTAATTGAAGGACATTTCGTCTTCATCTCGAAATGTGCCAATTCTCCCTTGTTTGAGTTGATTCTCGCAAGATAGACTCAAATGGACTGATGAATCAACACCATCACTGGTAGCAGCATACCTATTAGGTTGCCTCACCATGTAATCGTGAGTTTCATTATCTCTAGGCTTGCTCCAGCCCAGAGTATGTGCTACGTGAGCAGCAACATCAGTTGACCACTTGAGTTTCTCAGTATACTCTCCTATAACTGGTATATCCGCCATAGTTCCGAGTAACTTGCTGGACGCATTAAGCACTTTCTCAACAGTTCCTCCAGCTACAGCTGATTTCTCAACATCAGCATATGGTAAAACTGGAATTGGAGCTGCAAAACGTGCGTTCTTTAGCCTAGCCCAAACCGAGATCTCAACCGTGGTTATTGTTGCCGCAGCGCCAGTCCTCAAAGGAGCCAGCACTGTGACATAAAATACTCCCCAGCCAATAGTGTCAGTATTCAAGTCATAGTATGTTGTTGGTGCGACATACGGAAACTCAAGAATGGCTTCACTATTGCGGCAATCTAATTCCACGTTTGGATGCATGGTCTTCTGATTGAGGAAAGTATTACTGACAAATGTAGCGTTAGTACGTTCGTTATTAGGGACATAATGTATCAACAAAGTGCCCTGTTGGAACATATTAGCGTTAATTTGCACAGTAAATTCCCAGGTTCCGGCGATTAAGCCAAAACCCGAGGATTTGTTAGCGTACGGCTGATCATTCAGCAGACTTTCAGGTGTAAACGTGATAATATCTGCATTCTGAGCTTGCGTACTCCAGACCAACGTAGCAGCTTTTACAGGTCTTGCCAAGAATTGCTCGGCAGTAGTGTAATCGTTGCTATAGTCGTCCAGACGCAAGCGTTCGCTAAAATTGGTCGTCAAACGACCATCGTCGGTAACCATGGTAGTGGTCACCATCTTGTCTTGCACTGAAGTGGCTTCCATCTTGGGCACTGCTTCCACGATTTCTTCTCCTTCTCTTATGATTTCATTGACGAAGGAGTCTGTCAATGGAACCTCGCTATCATCAGCGTGTTGTTCATTGTTGATTATTTGTTGGTTCGCAATCAGATTTAATCCATCTAGGTGATTAGCCATGATGGATGGCGTTTGGGTTGTGGGAAGCCTTTCCCAGTCACTGAAGTATAGAGTCTCCTGTGGCGTTAGTACTCCTTCTTCAATCGCCAAGAAGAGGCGTTTGGCTTTTTCATCCTTAACTCCCGCGTAGGATACCATCAGCGCTATCTCATAGACACTGAATGGGGATGTATAGCCATAGACACATCCTGAGATCATGGTTACACTTGGAGCGTGTTCTTCAAACACAGCTCTTCCGTGATTAGCCAATCCTTTATAGAAAGTGTCTATAATTTGTCTGTGCTCCTTGAAACCATCTTCTGTAAAGTATATCATACCTTTTAAAGACTCCATTTCAAGACACAGCAAATATACTCCGTACTCATCACATTTGCGATGACGCATCTTGCAAAACGATGTTTTGCTAGGCAAGCCGTCGTCGGTTATCCGTGAAAAACCGGAGTAAGAGTCATCCTTAGTATCGGTAGTAACTTTTATATTATGTTCAGCATAGAAATGCTTCAAATAATTAAAGTTCATGTAGGAAAAACCACTTGAAAACGAAGTTTCCAAATCATCTCCCAAACCGAAGCTAACGATGCTCGACTCAATGACGTCATATGGTAGCACGCCATTGATCAAAACGTTATACTCAAGATAAGGAATACCTC